GGGTGACGCGGTCGTCGTCCGCCGTCAGGTCGTACTGGCGCACGGACGGCTTGGCGTAGTTGATGGCCCCGACGTCGAGGGTGTTCGGACCCACGTAGAGGTACGCGTCCCCCCGGTTGTCGCTCGAGGCCACGTAGAAGCTCATCACCTCCTGGAGGAACTCCCAGTCGGTCTGGTTCGCTTGGTACCAGTTGCGCAGGTCGGAGGTCTGGCCGACGGTCGGGGCGAGCTGGTAGAGGGCGGCGATCTGCGCCAGCACCGTGGAGGCCGGCATCATGGCGTAGGCCTTCCGCTTCTCCTCGACGCACATCTTGAGCTCAGGGCCTCCGCCCACGATGGACCCGCGGAGCCGGGTCCCCTCGACGCCCCCCTCGGAGGCGTCCACCGTCAGCGGGAGCCACCCCGTCTCGGTCGTCCTGCCGTCCTTCTTCCCCGTGACGTTGACGGTCAGGAGGAGCCCCTTGCCGACCATGAGGTCCGCCCAGAACTCCCAGGACGAGGCCTTGAACCAGAGGCGCCAGGTGGCGTGCCCGTCGAGCAGGGACTCCTTGAAGAGGAAGCGGTCCACGAAGGGCGTCACGTCCTTCGGCCCCGTGTCGTCGAGCAGCAGTATCTTTCCGCTACTGGCCACCGGTGTCCCCCTGAAGCGCCTGCAGGACCCTCTCGAGCTTCGGGATGGTCAGGACGATGCCCGGCACCACGTCGTCGGGAGGGTAGTCGATCCTGTTCACGTGGGCGATGGCCCAGAAGAGGTCCCGCGTCCCCAGGAACTCGTCCGCGAGGAAGTCGAGGGACCCGCGGTCCTTCTCCTCGACGCGGACCTTCCTCTCGTCGCCGTCGAGGGTGATCTCCGGGGGCGTCCACACCCCGAAGAACACCTTGCCGGCGTCCTGGAGGAGGGTCGTCTCCTTGAACGGCGAGTGGTAGGGGAGCTGGAGCTCGTAGTCGGCCATCAGATGAACCTCCCCAGGAAGGCCGTCGGGACTCCCCGGTATCCGTCGACGATGTCGTACCAGTTGGGGTAGAAGCCCGACTCCGGCTGGAAGGTCAGGGCCACGGAGGCGTGGTGTGGCTTCCCCGAGATGACCTCGTAGGGTCCCTTCCACGTCACCGTCCACGCCGTGACCCTGCCCTTCAGGGTCATGAAGAGGCCCCAGACGAAGAGGACGATGGGCGGGTCGGCGGTCTGGCCGCCGTAGCTGGAGAACCCGGAGACCCCGACGGCCTGCCTCTTGCCCAGGTCCGACTTGCCGGCCCGCATGGGGCGCGTCATCGGCCTCGGGAAGGGGAGGGCCTTGAGCCAATCCACCTTCTTGATCATCTGCCCGATGACCTGCCCGGGCGTCCCCACCTCGAGGTAGGACATGCCGGCGTGGAACTCGAGGGTGATGTTGACGGGGTTCCAGTCGCCGCCCTGCCACATGCGCCCGTAGGGCTCCGCGGCGCGCCCGCCCGTCTTGACGTAGTCGGCGTTGTACCCCTCGGTGATGCCCTCGTCCGCCGGGAAGGACTCGAACTGCACGCGCTCGGTGGGCATCTGCTCGAGCACCAGGGCGCACGGGGAGTAGTACTGTCCTACGGCCATTCCCGGCCTCCTATGTCAGGGCGGGTGGGAGAGCGTCCCCCTCCGCCATCTCGCCTATCTTCATGTCGATGCTCGCCAGGAGCATCCGGATGTCCGCGAGCAGCGCCGTGGCGCTCCCGGCGGTCGCCTTGCCGGCCCCCTCCCCGAAGGCGCTCTCGAGCATCTGGGGGATGTACTTCATCATGCCGGCCGGGGTGTCGGGGACGATCCACTCGGGGCCGGCCTCGCCGACCTCCACGAGCTGGCGCTGCAGGATGTAGCCGCCCTCGGCCTTCTTCTCCCACTCCCTGAGCTCGAGCGCCGCCTGCATCGCCGTGACCTGAATCTTGGCCCGCTCGACGGCGCGGCGCTTCTTGTGCTGGGCGATCCACGCCTCGTCCTTGCCTTGCTGCCGGTAGCGGTCGAGCTGGCGCGCGGTTTCCTGGTCGAACTGCGCCTCCTGGAGCCTGACGTTCGACCGCTTCTGAAGGATGCGGATCATCTGCTCCTTCTCGGTCTCGCGCTCCTGGGACTCCTTCCGCATGTCGATGATGAGCCCGATGGCCTCGATGATCTTCCCGATGGCCGTGCCGACGATCTTCACCACGGCCTCGAGGATGGGCTTCACCTCCTCGAGCGCCTCCTTGACCTTGCGCCAGACGCGCGGGAAGACGTCCTCGTTCTCCTCCCACCACTTGGCGATGTCGCCCAGGAACTTCGCTATGGCCTCGATGGTCGGCTCCGAGTTCTCGAGGAGCTTCGTCATCCCCTTCGCCAGCTCCTCGAGAATCTTGACCCCCGCCGGGACCAGGAACTTGGCGAGGACCTGGACGAATATCTCCGTCAGCGGGGGCAGGAGCTTCTCGAGGGCCGGGAGCAGAGACTTGAAGAGCTTGAGCATCGAGGTGAGCAGCGGATTGAGGATGGGGAGCTGCTTCCCGAGCTCGACCATCAGGGTGTCGAACGTGTCCCCCAGGGTGTTGATGATGAGGTCGACGATCTTGTTGAAGACCTCGAAGAACTTGGGGAGGTACGGCTTGATGGTCTTCACGAACTTGACCGCGAACCCCACCAGGCTCATGAACATCTTGATGACCGTCCGGAAGAGGGTCCCCCCGACGGGCTTGAGGAAGTCCCGCACGAACGAGTCGGCGATCTCCTGCACCAGCGGGACGAGCTCGTCGAAGACCCCGACCAGCTCCTCGAAGGAGCCGTCGTCGAAGAACTTGGTGAGCGCGTCCACCCCCTTGAGCAGGATGCCGATGAACGGCTCGATCATCTTCATGAGGTACGGGAGTATCTTCAGGGCGAGCTTGTGGAAGGCCATCGTCAGCGGGGCCAGCGCCGCCTTCAGGGCACCCGCGATGGTGTCCATCGCCGGCTGGAGCGTGTCGCTGATGGCCGAGATTAGCGTCATGAACGGGCGGATGAGCGGGAGGAACGGCCCCAGGATGACGGCGAATCCGCCTATCTTGGCGATCATCTTCAGGGTGGACCCCACCCCGGCCAGGCGGTTCTCCATCTGGAACGCGGACTTCGAGCCTTGGTCCATGCTCGACATCAGGCGGCGGATGGGCTTGAAGACGTAGGAGGCGCCCTTCGCCAGGGCGGCGGCCCCCTGCGCCGCGAGCTCGTAGCCCTGGTGGAGCTTGTGCGCGGCCTCCTGGGCCGTGACGATGAGGTAGGTCTGCTTCTCAATTGAGAAGCCCATGCGGTCGAGGGCGTTGGCGATCCCGCGGCCCCCGAGCCGCGCCAGGTCGGTGAACATCTCCTGGGCGAGCGAGACGACGCCCGTGAACCCCTTGGTGGTCACCTTCACGAAGTTGTCGATGCTCGACTCCGCCTTCGAGATGGCGCCCGTCATGGGCTTCTCGTCCATCTCGTAGATGAAGGCGAACCTCTCCACGTTGTCGGCCGGCATGGGCTACCTACCCTTCCTCTCCGCCTCCCGGCGCTTCGCCTCCTTCTGGGCGATGTACCGGTTCATCCGGATGATGAAGTCCTCCCTCTGCCACGGCGTCATCTCCGCCCACTCCTGGAAGGACCTGGCGCCTTGTTCGGAGTTCATCATTGAGAACCTTTGCCGCCTTAGCGACTCGATGCTGGGTATTCTTGAGACGAAAAAACGACCCGTCTTCGGGCAACCTCACTGAGAACGTCGCGCCGCAGCGGGGGTTGGGGCACGTGAGCTCGATGTTCATGTCGTACCCCGGCTCCTGCGCTGAGATCTCCTCGCGGAGGATGCGCAACGTCTCCCCCGTCGTGGCGTTCTTGACCCAGTCCAGGGCCAGGAACAGGTTCACCTCCTCACCGTTCACGCCCATGATGGACTTGGCGGTGGCGTAGGAGCGCATGAAGTCGCCCTCCATCCCCGCTGCCGCCGCTTTCTTCATGTAGTCCTCCGCGTCCACCATGTCCTGCACCCTGAGGAGCTTGTATTGGATCGTGTCCCCCCAGGGCGGGAGCTCCTGGCTCACGAAGGGCTCGCGGAACTCCCCCTCCTTGATGGTCGGGTCGTCCTCGTAGACCCGGCACGGGAGCTCGTCGAGGTACCGGGTGATGGGCTCGCGGGGAATCTCCCGGCAATGGGGGCACTTCGGCGCGAAGTGCATGTCCGCCCCGTAGGAGAACGCGAAGTAGTGGAACAGGAGGGCGATGAAGTCCGAGAAGAGGAGCTCGTTGAACGGGAGCGTGCCGGTGTTCACGAGGTGCGAGAGCTTCTCCCTCAGCACGGGCATCGCCGCCGCCCCCTCGCCGGCCCCGGCTATCGTCTCCTCGTCGATGCCGCCGATGGCGGTCATCACCACGACCCCGCCGGGGAGCTTGTCCCCGTAGAGCCAGCCCGACGAGGGAAGCGTGTACTCCCTCGTCGGGCGTTTCCTTTGCTGCCAGTCCCTAAGCCTTGACGCCTTTTCCATGGGTCATCTCCTCAACGTACAGCGAAAATCGTTATCGAAAATCGGGGGGCGCCTATGCCCGGCGCCCGATGATGGAGTCCACGGACCACCTGATCTCCATGATCTCCTGCTCGCCGTCGCCGAAGTCCACGTTCATGGCCGGCTTGTTGAGCGGGAAGCACCCGTCGAGGTAGTACGTGCGGCCGTCCGAGTCGTCCTCCCGCAGCAAGATGAGGGTCCCCTGGACCTTGATGTCCTTGGGGAGCCCCATCTGCCCGGTGCGCGGGTCGTAGACGCGCTCGTGCAGCCGCTCGAGGATGTAGCGGGTGCCGGTGTCGTGGTAGTCCCTGAAGTTCGTCGTCATCTCGCCCAGGCCCTCGGGCTTGGTCGGGAAGAACACCGTCCCGTTGAGGTAGGTGATCTCCCCGCGCCCCACCGAGTAGCCGGGGATCGACACGGACTGGAGGGAGAGCATGAGAATCTCCTGCCCTCCCGGGGCCAGCCCGTCGATGTAGAGCTCGAGCATCCCGGCGTTCTTCTTCTGGGGGTTGTACTTCCCCCTCGCCTGGGCGATGTGGTCCGCGTTGTACCTGTAGGTGGGCATCTTGTTTCCTCCAATTCAACTGTCGGTGCCGACAGTGCCTACGAGCCGACCAGCACCTCCTCGAAGCTCACGCCCGTCGGAACGATGATGATGTCGTAGAAGATTTTCTCCGCGGCCTTGGTGATCTGGAGCATCAGCCGCGCCACGCAGGAGTTGTCGTCGATGACCGCCGCCGTGTTGGTCGTCTTGTCGCAGACGAGCTCGGCGTCGTAGAGCCCCCTCTTGGCGATCATCGGCTGCACGATGAGGCGTCCCGTCGCCTCCACCTGCCTCCACAGGATGGGGTCGGCCAGCTCGAACTCGTACCGCATGTTGGCGAGCTCGAGGAGGTTCCCCAGCTTGTTCAGCAGGAGCCTGGCGTTGAGCCGGTCCCGCGCGCCCGCGGTCCTGTCCATGGTCCTCTGGCCGTCGATGAAGATGCCCGCCCCCTCCTTGTACCGGATGGGGTTGACCACGTTCTGCACGACCCCGTCGAAGTCGTACATGAGCGTCCGGTCGGCCCGGTCGGGGGAGTAGCGGACGGTGTTCACGTTCTTGAACTTGCCGCGGTTGAGGCCCGCGACGGGGAACCACCGCTCCTGGTCCCGGTCCGTCTTGGCGAGGAGCTGGGCGAAGTCGCCCTCCGGCCCCTCCCAGACGTCCTGGTCGGAGTACTGGCAGTAGTAGTTGAGGTAGAAGGCCCATCCCCCCGTGTAGTCGGAGTCGACGGTCGAGAGGGGCGGGTAGGGGACCCACGCGTTGGGGCGGGCGATGCCGCCCGTCACGGCCGCGTTGTAGTGGCCGTTTGTGAAGTCCACCGAGTCCTGGGCCAGGTCGATGGACCGGACGCCCGGGAGGTCGTTGTCCATCCCCTCCGGTGTGGTGAAGTCGGGGAAGGAGAAGAGCCAGAGGGCGCGGCGGCCTTCCTCCTCGCAGAGGGAGACGCCGGCGTCGGCGATCTGCCGGTGCCACTGGCCCGGGGCGCCCAGCACGTCCACGGCCACCACGTCGGTGTTCTGGAAGAGGTGGAGGCCGGAGTAGGTGGACCCCGTCTTCGCCCCGATGATGTCCGCGTTGGTGAAGGCCCCGGCCATGCCGAGGTCCTGCTGGGCGGCCACGTCGGGCTCCGTCGAGAGCCCCGAGTCCTCGATGGTGACCAGGTTGGACCCGGTCCCGTCCGTCGCGTTGACGGAGGCCACCAGGTCGGCGAAGTCGTCGAGGAGGTCCCAGGACTCGACGGCCACGCTGCCCGTACCGTCGTTGAACATGACCCGGAACCTGAGCTTCGTCGCGTCCGTCGGGCTCTGGTCGAGGATGGCGTAGAGGCCGTCCGAGATGGTGGCCCTCTCGTTCCCGATGGAGCCCGTCCACTGGCAGGTGACGTGCCCCACGACCTCCTCGCTCACGACGAAGACGGCCTCCCCGTTGTAGGGGGCCGCGCTCCACGTCACCTGGGTGACGCCCGTGGAGAAGTCGATGGGGTTGGCGGCCGCGCCGCCGGCCACGTTCTGGTCCCAGTAGTCGGCGGCCGCTGCGACCGCCTTCGCCATCTGGGTGGTGCCGGCCGCCGGGATGAACTGCGAGCCCGCCTGGAAGGCCAGCGCGCGGTCGCTCTGGCTCCTCAGGGGCGCGTCCTCGATGGTGCCGGAGAAGGCGGTCGTGGTCCCGTCGCCCCACCCCAGGAGCTCGCCGTGCTGGTAGACGGCGTAGATCGCGCCGTTGTTCTGCACGTCCTTGGTCGCCCCGAGGGAGAAGGCCATGGCCCAGGTGCCGCCCTGGTAGTCGAGCCAGTTCAGGCCCTTGTAGTTGTTGCCGGCCGCCGGGTCGGTGTTGTCCATCCGGCCCGCGGACCCCCGCAGGGCGTGGACGTTGAGGCTCTCGGCCGAGTCCACGTAGGAGGCGTCGATGGTCGCGCCGGCCTGGACGTTGCCCGAGAACGTGATGTCCCAGGCGCCCGTGGCGTAGTCGATGGACCCCACCACGTCGACGGCGTTGGGATCGCCGCGCCGCAGGGTGCAGAGGCCCCCGACCCCGTCGTCGTAGACGGTCTCCGGAGTCCCGGGGCCGCCGACGTCGGAGCACACGAAGCGCACCGAGCCGGGGACGATGGGGAGGTTCGCCATCGGGGTGCAGTTGAGGTCGGCCGAGTCGATCTGCGCGGCGCCGCCCGTGGCGTTGGTGCAGACCTGGTCGGCCGCGCGGTAGGTGCCCCCGTTCCCGGCCAGGGCGTTGCCGCCCGCGTCGGAGACCACCATCTCGTAGGCGGCCGTGATGGGGGAGTTCGCCGGGACCTGCACGGGGAACGTGATGTCCCAGGCCCCCGTCCTGTAGTTGAGGGTCCCGACCACCGGGGTGCCCCCGCCGTCCGGAGCCGTCCGCCAGCCCCCGAAGCCGTCGTCGTAGACGGTCTGGGTGCCGCTGACCGTGGGCGCCGTGACGGAGACCCCGCCCGGGACGAGGTAGCCGTCCATCACCTGGCAGTTGGGGTCTGCGGAGTCGTGCTGCGCCGCCGCGATGCCCGAGTCCGTGCAGATGGTGTCCGCCATCGGCACGTGGAACTGCACCCGCATGCAGGAGACGCTCCCGGGGCAAGCCTCGGGGGACGCCAGGGCGCCGGCGTAGGACGCCTGCCCGGAGAGGGTCGCCCCGGCGGTCTCGCTCCTGCCGCGGACCCAGATGCCGTCGATGGTGCCCCCCAGGAGGCCCGTGGGTCCGCCGTTGAGCTGGACGCCCCACTCCCCCGTCCGGTAGTTGATGAAGCCCCTGTGGACGGACCCGGCGTCCCTGAGGAGCCCCACGCCGTTGTAGGCCATTCCGCTGGCGAGGGTGTCGTCCTCGTCGTCGGTGAGCTCCTGGTAGACCGCCGGCCCCGCGCCGCTCTGGACGCGGACCACGAAGGTGCCCGGCTGCACCGGCATCCCGGCGTTCCCGCGGTACTCCGTGAGGCCCGCCTCGGAGGCGCCGATGGTCCGGATGTTGTGGAAGACCCGGCTCCCGGGGACGGCGTCGTTCATGCCGTAGAACCGCTTGCCGGCGATCCCGCCCGTGGACGAGTCCGCGGCGCGGGTCGAGGCGAAGGCCCCGTCGTCGCCGCCGGAGATGGCGAGGGGGACCAGGGCGCCCGTGACGGGGTCCCGGGTCTCGTCCGGGGCGGTCGTGCCGGCCCCGGAGGCCACCGCGACGGTGATGTACGACGAGACGCCGTTGATCTTGGTCGCCACGTCGCCGTTGGTGAGGTTCTGGAAGTACTCGCCCGAGACCGCGCGGCCCTTGTAGTAGACGCGCAGGTTGTACTCGGTCGGGGAGTTCTGGGTGACGCCGATGGTGACGTCCCCGTTCGCCCAGGACCCCGGCGAGGCGGCGCTCACGACGAGGATGAGCTCCCCGTTGCCGTACAGGTTCAGGGACCCGTAGGACAGGAGCGACCCGGCCACGCGGACGTACTTGAGTCGGTTCCCCTGCTGGAGGAACCGGATGCCCGCCCGGGGGCCGTAGTGGCGGTTGACGGGGCGCCCGTGCGCCTCGACGAAGTTCGGCTCCGACAAGAAGTCATTGAGCACCCCGACGTCGCCCTTCGATGCAGGGCCGATGAGCCCCACGATGAGGTCGGAGTCCTGAGGCACGTTGAGGCTCAGCTCCTCCTCTGAGATGTAGAATCCAGGAATGGTCATCGCTATCCCTCCTTAGACCAGGTTGATGGTTACAGTCTCGAGCACGACGGGGGGCTCTTCCCTGTCGTCTTCCACTGTGTAGACGAACTTGTGAACCAGTTTAACCTCGTAGGGGACCCTCGGCAACCAGCCGTAGAGCGTGCCCGAAAAGGTTTTCCGGACTTCCTTCGGCTGGGCGGTTGCGCCCTCGTAGGTGGAGTTGTCTGAGACGCCCTCGTCGGTGAGCCGGCACGTCAGCTTCCCCATGAGCTTGCAGTAGGACGGAGTGGTGAACGGCGCCGCGTAGAGCTTCGGGTCGGCGAAGTTGACGAAGACCGAGGTGTCGTCGGCGTTGAACCAGGACTTGATCTGCCCGACCAAGCTGTTCCCCATGCGCCAGTTGTCCCCGCACCAGACGTCGGCCTGCACGGTGAAGTTCTCCGGGCGCGGGTCCTGGACGGACAGGGCGACCCCCCTCTCCTTGTCCTTGACGATGCCCCGGTGCACGAAGGGCGTGTACCTGGCGGGGTCGAACCCGGCCAGGTCGAGGAAGACGCTCACGAAGGGGTAGGGTATCTTCGCCTTCGCCATCTTCGCCCTGGTGGACCTCGCCTTGGCCCCCGTCTTGGAGGACACCGTCTTCGCCATGTACTCCCTCATCTGCCCGTGGGCGCGGTCCGGCCCCGCGTAGACGACGGGGACCTTCCGCCCGCCCCACCGGAGGCGGCGAAAGAAGCCCAGAATCGCCTCGTTGTAGACCGTTATCATGGCGCACCTCTGTCAGCGCCGACAGTCTCGGGGACGCCGGCGCAGGCCTCGCCCCAGAGCCACTCGATCCCCTCCTCGGAGAGGCATATCAGTTGCGGCATCGTCTCGGACTCGACCACCACCACCTCCCCGTCCTGGTCCACCGTCATGTCGACGGCCTGCCAGGGGAGCTGGCAGCGGGTCACGACGCGGCTCCCGCGCTCCCGCATCTCGCGGAAGAAGGGGAGCTCCCCGTCGCATATCATGTTGAGGCTGAACCTGGGGTCCCCCACGAAGACGCCGTCTCCGAAGGTGCCCCCGAAGGTCGCCCCCCTCGAGTAGTTCCCGTAGCCCCTCGAGGCCCTGGTCGGGAAGCGCGCGTAGCAGCACTTGAACTTGCCGAAGAGGTAGAGCATCCGGACGTCCGCCATCGCCTCCTCTACCTCCATCCACGGGGCGAAGGCATCGTGGGAGACGATGCACTCCTCGACCAGGGTGGCCGGCGCGCTCCGGCACGGCCCGCGGCGCAGGCGTCTGCACGCCTCCGCCTCGTCGACGAGGTCCTGGATCGACAGGGTCTCCCCGCTGATGTCGGCGAAGCGGCCGTCCCCCCTGGCGACGAGGGAGCGGACCCCGACGCCCTGCGAGAGGTGGTTCGGCTTCACGACGAGGGAGTAGCCGGCGTCGACGGACGCCAGGCACATGGCGAGCTCCTCCGGGTCTGCCGTCAGGAGGATGGTCCTGGGGACCCTGCCCTCGAGGGCGGCCATGGCCTTGAAGGCGTGCTTGTCCCAGACGAGCCCGCTCGCCTCCCGGTTGATCCTGGTCAGGCCCTCGAGGTAGGCGGCCACCTGCGCGCGCCTCGCCGTCCCGAACCCGGCGATCCGGGGGTACGGGTCCTTGAGGAACTCCAGCGCCTTGTCCTTGTCGTATCTCATCTCTCTCCGTACAGGAAGCTCACCGCGAAAGTCCTGTCCGTCTGCCTGGCGAACTGCGCCGCCTCCTCCGGCCCCACGGGCTCGCCGCGGAGGAAGAAGGCCGTGTTCGGGAAGACCGAGGACCTGAGCCTGACGGCTGCCTCGTTCTTCTGCTCCCCGACGAACTTGACCACCCGCTCCCCGGCCTTCTCGATGATGGCCTCCCAGAGGCGGCGCCCCCAGCCCTGCCGGCGGGAGTCGAGCCGGACCTCCACATAGGAGACGTACGCCGTGTCGGGGGCGACCTTCGCCCACCTCGCCGCGGCCACCGGCCGGCCGTCCTCGTCGAAGAGGACGGCGTTGGCGACCTGGACGGCCTCCTCCCACGCCTTTTGGTTCTCGTTCTCCATGTCACTCCGGTTTGATCGGTTCGAGCGCGTTGATCTGCGCCTGCAGGCGCTCCTTCGCGGCCGTGTACTCGTCCTTGAGGTCGTCGTAGCCGAGGCCCTCGGCGGCCGCCCTCTTCATCTCGAGCTCCACCATCTGGCGCCGCATCGTCTTCTGCTTCGCCTTCTTCTTCTCCGCGACATCCCCCTGGGAGAGCTCCTTCTTCTCCGCCTTGAGCCTGCGCTCCGGCGGGGGCGCCGGCCGCTTCATGCGCTCCGCTCTGGTTTTCTCCTTTGGCATCTCCGCTCCTTTCCTATGGCATGAACAGGTTCACCCGCACGGTCATCATGTCCATCCAGGCCGACAGGAAGTCGTCCCAGACGCAGAGCTTGGCCGCGAGCATCCCGATGCCGTAGAGGTCGACGATGCTGCCCGGCGGCTTCGTGAACCAAACCTCGTAGGCCCACCACCCGAGGTCCGTGCAGAACTGGAAGTCGTCGTTGACCACTCCGTACGCTCCGCACGAGGTTCCTTTCTTCTTCTTCTTGTCCCCGATCCCTATCTTGAGGAAGAAGGACTCGTCGATGGTGAGGGGCCGCGATGTCACGATGTACACGGGGTCGAAGGGCGTAAACCCTGTCGCGTCGTCGAACATGATGTGCGGCGACATGTGGCAGAGCAGGGACGGCTCGAGGTAACCCCCGCCGCCCCCTCCCGAGGCGTACCGCACCCAGGCCCCCGCGTCCTTGCTGCCGACCCAGGCGCCGTAGTCCGGGGTGGCGGCCGTCACGAAAATGGGGCGCCCCTCCCAGGCGTCGTCCCACGGCCCGGGGAGCGCCGCGAGCATCTCGAACCTGATGTCGTTGATGGGCTGCCCGTTGCCGTCAATCGGTCCCGTCAGTTTCATCCGTCTCTCCTTCTTCCTCGAGCTCGCGCCGTATCACGGCGAGTTGGACGAGGACTTCCTCGTACCTTCTTTCCGTCTCCCTGTACTCGAGGGGCGCCAGCGCCAGCTCGCCCAGGCGGACGAGCAGGGCCTTTCGCTCCTCGAGGAGCTTGTCTCTTTCCTCCCTCAGGTACTCGGCATAGGAGCCCCCGAGGCTCATCTGTCGGCGCCGACAGAGGCCTGCGCCGCCGTCACCTTGGAACTGTGTGGCAATGATAGTGTCTCCTTGGCCGGAATCCTGGCCCGGAACTCCGCCAGCACCTCCTCCGCCTCGCGGTAGGGGAGGACGCCATTGGCCTGCGAGTCCGGCGTGCAACTGACGACCTCGAAGCCCTTCTTCTTGAACAGGGGCATCAGCTCCCCGATGCGCCGAACCGAGTTGTCGTAGAGCCGCTGGTTCCACTTGACCTCGTCCTCGTCGAGCTTCGTCTGCCACGCGTACTGGTGCCCCTCGTCGATGTCGAACTCGCACCCCACGAGGTACGCCTTCCGGAAACCGAGGCGGTACGCCAACTGGAGGGCGATGAAGAACGTGTTCTTCCACCAGCAAAGGTCGCGGTGCCTCTCGAGGAAGTTGCGGACGTTGAACCCGTCCTTCGTCCCGAAGAAGAAGGTGTTCGGCCACTCGCGCCACGGCCTGCCCTCCACCCCGTACTCGCGCCGGCTGATCATGGTGAACTTGGGGATGGTCGGGTCGCAGAGGATGGACCGCGAGTAGCAGTCGGGCTTGTCGCCGCCCACCCACAAGGACGCCGGCACGACCGTGGCCGCGTTGTTGATGGCGACGATGTGGGGGTACGGCCGCTCGAGCAGCTCCGCGAACCCGGAGAGGGACGGCGCCCCTCCCGCGATGAAGCAGGCCTCGTCCTGAAACATGTCATCCAGGTCGAGCGGCAGCCTCAGGTTGTTCTTCGTGAAACGATAAAACACGACCACCTCTATACGTTCAGGTCCCACCAGCCGTAGATTCGCTTGAACCTGCGGTCGGGAATGATCTCCATGGGCGCTCCGAGGTTGAACGGCAGGCCCTCGAGGTTGACGCGCTCGAACTCGCCCGCCTTCAGGACGCGCTTGTCGTTGTCGAGCCCCGGCGTCGACTCCGCGAACAGGTACTTGCCTCGCCCGCGGAAGTTCGTGAGCGCGGCCATGATCATCTCGTTCGTCCAATGGATGAAGACGTCCTTGCAGATGACGAGGTCGCACTCGGGAATCCCCTCCGTGATGACGTCCTTCACCTCGAAGGGGAGGTCGCGCCGCCTGCGGTCCACCACGTCGTAGCCCTGGTACGTGATGCCCGAGAGCTGCAGGGTCTTGACCCAGTTGAAGTCCCCGCACCCCGCGTCGACGATGCTGCGGACCCCGTACTTCCAGAGGAGTTGCTGCAGGGCCTCCCGCATGACGACCGTGTTCCCGAGGCGCGAGCCCTGGCCGCACGGCGTCTCGCCGCCCGAGCTCCACGCTCGGCCGAACATCTTGGTCAGTTCGTCTTTCGTCGGTATGGTCATGGTCCAATTTCCAAAACAAAAGTGTTTCCGACCTGGGAGACGGTCCCCCACTCGGCTAATTGCTCCCGGGTCCACGCGTGACGGTGCGTCTCGTGCTCGTTTCCGAAGACGCCCTTTTGGGGAATCCACTTCGCGGGCGTGCTCAGGATCGCGCACGCGCTCTTGTCCTTGATCCCCGCCAGCAGCCGCCTGCCGTCCTCGAGGGTGAAGTGCTCGAGGACGTCGGCGCAGATGACGAGGTCGTATGGCTCGAGGGCCGGGAGCACCTCGAGGGCGTCCCCGACCATTACGGAGTCGTAGACCTGGTCGTGCACCCCGTTGATGTACTCGGGGAACACCTCCACCGCGTCGATGCGGGTCGTCCAATCTCCCCTGTGAAGGCGCCGCTGGTCGATGTCGGTGTACTCCCGGGCGAGCAGCCCGAACAGGCCGCACCCGCAGCCCACGTCGAGCACCCGCTTCGGCTTGGTCTTGATTATCTTCCAGCCGATTTTCGTCAGCGCGTCCGGATAGGAGATAGGCATTACAGCGGCGCGTCCAAAAGGATGTTCAACAGTTCCCCGTGCAACTCCCGTTGAAGGGTGCAGACGTCTGCGTTCTCGCGCGCCCACGCGCGGCCGGCCTCGCCCATGTCGCGGGCCAGGTCTGGCTTGTCGTAGAGCTCCTCCACGCGGGCCTTGATGAGGTACTCGTCGTCCGGGGCCACCAGGAACCCCGTCTCGCGGTCCTTGATCTGCTCCGCCACTCCGCCCCGGTTCTCCCCGATGACGGGGACGCCGGCCGCGAGCGCCTCCGTCACCCCGCGGCACCAGGTCTCCGGCCCGAAGGTCGGCGCGTTGATGTAGACGAAGAGGCGCATCCTGGACAGGTACCAGGGCACCTTGTGCCACGATGGGATGAGCGACATGAGCCGCCCGTTGGCGCTCGGGTAGTGCTTGTTCGCCCCGGGCATGACGAGCCTGCTCTCGGTTCGCTCGGCGATCTTCAGCAGCAGGAACGGGTACTTCGCCGCGTTCGTCGGGGTCGCTATCTTGCCGAGGCTCCTCTCCGACGACGGCTTGACCTTGGCGAACTTGCTCGTCTGAATGCAGGGAGGGATGACCTTCCACCGCTTGATGTGCCCGCTCTTGATGAGATTGTCGTACCTTCCCTTGAGGTACTGCGACACGAAGATGTGCAGGTCGGTCTTGATGGTCGATCCGACGGAGCTGTGGTGCCAGGAGATCGTCGGCCACTCGCGGAGCCACGCCCAGGGAGACTCCCCCTCCACGTTCCTCCCGCTGATGTTGTGGAGGACGAGCACCGCGGGGTCGATCCCCGAGACGACGGCCCGCGAGCACGGACCGTGCATGACCCTGACGCCGGCGGAGTTGAGCATCTGCATCGCGCCCCGGTCGTCCTGGGGCTTGATGTGCAGCGCCATGTGCACGAACTGCGGGAAGGCCGCCGCGAGGTCCGCGATGAAGGCGGGGACTCCCCCCAGGATCGCGACGTTGTGCACATGTAGCATTACATTCGACACGGTACTACCACTTTGTAATGGAGCAGGTCTCTGCGCCGGTTGAAAAGTCGATGGTCATGCGGGCGAGCTCGGACTGCCGGTGGTACACGTCGGCGTCGTCCGCGTCCACCTGGATCGACGGGTTCAGGGTCCATACCTTGCCCATGCCCGTCACGTCGGGCCGGGTCCACCACTTGCCCTTGCCGCTGGAGGCGCCGTAGCTGGTGTCGGAGACGCCGTACGCGCCGAGGGACGCCATGAGCGCCCCGGTGAAGGCGAAGTCGAACATGCCCTGGCCGCCCGAGGTCGCGCCGTCGACGATGCCCGCCCCCGCCACGTTGATGCCGTAGGTCGCCCGGAGCCCCAGCATCGTGACCACCCTGGCCGCCCACTGCGCCTTGGGCTCATAGTCGGCGGGCGACGTGTAGGCCGTCGTGTTGACCAGGTAGCTCTCCATGAGGTACCAGTCGTTGACGTTCAGGCTCGACTCGACCTCGCCCGAGTTGTAGGTCGAGTTCGGGTAGGAGGGGTCGTTGACCGTCCCGAGGGCGTGGTTCATGTTCCAGCAGTTGGCGAAGGCGACCATGCCCTCGCCGTGGACGTAGTCCACCCGCTCGTTCTGCTGGGCGCGGGTGTTGCCGTAGTCGTACCCGTATACGTCGAGGAAGATGCCGTGCGCGCCCACGGTCTTCCACTGGTCCGTCTTGGTCTCGAAGTTGGTCAGCGTCTCCTGGGTGGAGACGTAGCCGAAGACGAGGCAGGACGGGTTGAGCTGCTTGACCCGGGCCACGATGGCGACCGTGTTGGAGTAGTCGCCGTGGGACGGGTTCTCCAGCCCCGCGCCGAGGACGACGAGCCCGTACCTGGCGAGGTCCTGGGCGACCAGCTCGTTGTTCCAGTAGGCGTTGAAGCCGCTCGGCCATCCGTAGTAGATCATCATATCCTTGGGCCGGGTGTAGAGCCCCTCGAGGACCTGCTGATTGTGCCACCCCAGCTTCGCGTGGATGTTCTCCAGGTTGCCGATGCGGGAGGCGTGGTCCTCGCCCCAACCGCCGGCGCCCAGGATGGGCGTGTGGTCGGGGAGATAAATGGGGTTGTCGCTGTCGTTGAACAGCTCGCGCCGGGCGATGAGGCCCTGCATGAGCTCGGCCTTGGCCGAGATGCCCGTCTTGGCGTCGGTCCAGACGTTCGGACCCTTCTCGTAGTAGCCCAGTTCGTTCGCGGGGTAGTCCCACGGGTCGCCCGTGTGCGCCAAGACCACGCCCGCGAGGGTGGTCTGCTGGCCGCTGTCGAGCGGATTCTCGAAGGTGATGTGGAGGTTGTTCGGGGTCTCGTCCTCGTTCCACTGTATCTTCTCCGCCTCGGGCAGGGCCTCCGCCGTGATCTCGTGCCCGAGCGCGTCGATGTTGACGGGGAAGGCCTTCAGGAAGTCGTAGGTCGTGCTCATCAGGAGACCCTCCATATTTCAAGCCTCGCGCGCCTGATGTAGACGGCGTCGAGTTGGTCGCCGGTTCGGTAGTCGAGGTCGATGTTCAGGACGCCGCTCAGGGAGGCGTGGTAGAACCCGCCAAAGCCGAAGTAGGTGAGCGGGTCGTCTTCGCTCGGGTGAATGACGCTCTCGTGTATGGTGTCCGTGTCGTTGATCTGGACGCGCGCATAGAACTCGTCGGCGACGGAGTCGCCCGCCAGCTCGTAGGAGTAGCCTATCCGGTAGGTGCCGGACGGCAGGCTCCCGGTCGTCAGGCGAACCTTCTGCTGGTAGTCCTCGTCGCCGTCGTGCGACGAGACGCCGTCGCTCGAGTTGTACTGGTACTGGTCTCCGAAGACGGTGCTCCCCGAAGGACCCGTCGGACCCGTCGGACCCGTGTCCCCTTCTCCGGTGGGACCCGTCGGCCCCGTGTCCCCGCCCCCCGTGGGTCCCGTCGGCCCTTGCGCCCCGGCGCACCGAGTGATGGTCAGGCCGCAGGCGTTGGCGTAGGTGAGGATGGAACCGCTGCCGCTCTTCTTCTGGGCTTGGAGCTTGATCTTGTCGCCGGACGAGAGCTCCCGAAGGACCGTGACCGAACAGCTCGTGGTGCCCTGGCTCGCCTGGCGGTTGTACATGGTCCCGCGGGTGCCGCCCATCTCGGCGTAGCCCCCGCCCTGGTCCCAAGCGATGCGGGCCTCGGAGTCGGCTCGTCCCCCTCCGTCCGTGGCGACGTAGTACGAGAGCTCGTACCAACCGTCCGTGTTGATGGTGACTTCGGCGGAGTCGGCTCCGTGGGAGAACGCCGGGTCGTCCACCACCTCCGTGTCGAGGGTGATGTCCGTCCAGCCGCTCGACACGTCGATCCCTCCGGCCGCGTCGTAGGCGCAGAACTTGTCGACGTCGTCGCCGACCTC